AGGCCATCACCAAGCTCAACGAGCGTTATCACTTCCTGACGCTGGCGGTCTACGAGCAGATCGCGGCGTTGGAGAAGGAGGGCCGCCAGCAGGACGCCGCGCGCCTGGCGCTGACGACGTACTCGCAGGCGATGGAGGAGCGCTCGCAGCAGGTCGTCCAGAACGTCGGCTATATCGAGAAAGCTTGGAACGGCGCCAAGAACGTGGCAAAAGAGGCCTGGGACGCGATGCTGGGCATCGGCCGCGACCTCACGCCGCAGGACCGTATCGGCCAGATCCAGAAGGAACTGGATCAGATCGGCACCTCGTTCTTTCACCAGGACCGCGCCAAGGCCCTGCGCGCTCAACTGACGGGCCTGCAGGAGCTGGTCAAGTGGCAGGGCGCAGCGGCCAAGGCACAGGCCGACGAAGCCGGCGCCGTGGCGCGCGGCATCCAGGCGCGCCGCGACCTGGACAGCTACATGGACTCGCGCAAGGGCACGTCCCTGGCGGCGTCCCTTGAGGCCGAGAACAAGGCGTTCAAGAAGGCGACGGCGGAATTCTCGCAGGACAGCCAGGAGTATCAGGACGCCCTGAAGGCGCATACCGACCGGGTAGCGCAGATACAGAAGCAGTTCGCGGGGCCGAAGGGTGCCGGTACGGTTGCCGCCGGCGTGCGCGAGCTGGAGCAGGCGCGCCAGCAGGAAGCGGCGCTGCGCGCCCAGCTTGAAAGCGCGGTGAAGATCTCCACGGCGCGCCAGGAACTGGTCAAGTTCGAGCAGCGCATCGCCGACCTGAAGGCCAAGGACCAGCTCACGGCGGACGAGAAAAGCGTCCTGTCGAATGAGACGGCGATCCGCCAGCAGCTCGAGCGCAACGCCGGCCTGGCGGACCAGGTCCGGATGCAGAAGGAGGCCGTGCACCTGAAGGCGCTGGAAGCGTCGGCCCAGGAAATGCTGGCGGCAGACCAGCAGCGCTACAACGACCAGTTGCAGGGCTTCACGGGTAGCCCGCGGCTGCGCGAGCAGTTGCAGGCCCAGCAGCAGATCTACCGCGAGTTTCAGCGCCAGGTGCGGCGCGCTGCCGAGCAGGAGGCCGCCGGCGAACTGACGCCGCAGGGCTACGCCGACCGCGTGCGAGTCCTCAAGCAGAGCCTCGACGACCGCCTGGCGCTGCAGGCCGACTACTACAGCCAGCTCACGGCCATGGAAGCCGACTGGCGCAATGGGGCCATCGGCGGGCTGAATGACTACGCCTACGAGGCCTCCAACGTTGCCGCGGCCACGCGCAGCGCCTTCACGGATGCATTCAAGGGCGCCGAGGATGCGCTGGTGACCTTCGTCACCACCGGGAAGCTGAATTTCTCGGACCTGGCCAACAGCATCATCGCCGACTTGGCGCGCATCGCGATCAGGCAGAGCATCACCGGGCCGCTCGCCAGCGCACTGGGGAGTGCCTTGGGCGGCATGTTCGCCGGTGGTGGCGGCGCGCCGACCGCCGGCCAGGTCGCTGGCGCCACACAGGGCGTCAACGCAGGCCTGCCGCTTTCGCTGTCGAGCGGCGGCTACACGGGCGATGAGCCGCGCGACAAGGCAACCGGCATTGTCCACGGCCAGGAATACGTGCTGAACGCGGACACTACCGCGCGTCTTGGTCGCGGCACGCTCGATGCGCTGAATGCCGGCGGCCCGCTGCCTATGTCGGATGCGCGGGGTGGCAGCATCACTCCGGTCACCACCGGGACGTCCCCGCAGGGCGGCGATGCTCCCCGCATTCAGCTCAACCTCATCAACCAAAGCGGCGACCAGATGGAAGCGCAGCAGGGCGGAAGCCGTTGGGATGCGGGTGTTCAGCAATGGGTTTGCGACATCGTGTTGAAGCGCGCGCGCAATGATCCACGGTATCGCCGCCAGTTTCAGGAGCCGGCATAAATGGCAACCTTCCCCTCATACGCTCGAATCATAGATGCGGGCTACTCGAAGAAGTCCGACTACGGTGTGCTGCGTACCGATATGGATGGCGGCATCGCCAAGCAGCGCCCGCGCTGGACGACGCCCATTGTCACCAGGGCGGTCACCATTCTGGTGCAGAGCGTCGACGACCGTGACGCCTTCGACGCGTGGATGGCCGACGAGATTGGCGGCGGCGCGGGCTGGTTCGATTGGAAGGACGAGAGCGGCGTCGTCAAGCAGGCGCGCATCGTGGGCGGGGATGTGTCTTGGACCACCCCTGGCGTGGTCTGGACGGGCCAGGCGCGGCTGGAAACGGTGGGCTGACATGACCAGATCGCTTTCAACCACGGCGGCGCGCAATGTTCTGGCGACTTCGGCCGACGAGCCGCTGCTGGCCGCTATCGAGATCACGCACCCTGAGCTGGACGTGCCCGCTCGGTTCGTCAACGACACGCAGGACATCACGATCGAGGGGCACAACTATCTGGCATGCCGGTTCGATCTGACGTTGCCAGATGACCAGGATGAACAGATTCCCGAGGCGAGGCTGGAGGTCGACAACATCGGCCGCGACCTCACCCTTTGGCTCGAGCAAAGCCAGGGAGGAAAAGGGGCGAAGTGCCGAATGCTGATGGTGCTGCGCTCCAACCCTGCGAACCTCGAGTTCGACATGACCCTTGACCTGACAGGCCTCGAAATCACCAATTTTCGAGTGTCGGGCAGCTTGGGGTTCAAGAACACCCTCATGCAATCGGCAGTAGCGGTTCGGTTCGATCCGACCACGTCGCCGGGGAACTTCTGATATGCACTGGTCCGACAAGTATGTGAATCAGCCGTATGTGCCCGAGACCGGCGACTGCGCGGCGTTCGCGGAGCGCGTGGCGCGCGAGCATCTGGGCATCGTTGTAGGGCTTCCTGACGGCCATGCAGTAGGTCTGCGTGAGCAGGCTGCCCAGATCGTGGCACATCGCGGCGTCTTCGCAGAAGTGGTGGCGGGCCCCATCGAAGGCCATCCCGTTTTGCTGCGTTCGCGCGGCGACCTGTTCCACATCGGCGTGATGTGCCTGTTGGCGCACGAATGGTGGGTGGTGCATGCGGACAAGGGCTTTGGCGCGGTGGTCCGCCAGCCGCTGCGCCGCATGTTGGCAGTCGACTACAAGCTGGAAGGGTTCTACCGATGGAAGGCATGAAGAAGACCGCCGTTGGGCCGATCGCGTCGCCGTCGCTGGTGATGTATCCCAAGCCGCTGGGCGGCGAGCGGATTGAGCGCTTCCAGGCATTCCTGCCCGGCGAGACGTTGGGCGCCTATGTGCGGCGCGCGGGCCTCGCGGTGCCTTCGCGTGTTGTCCGCGTGGAGCACAACGGGCGCGAGGTGCCGCTGGCGTTGTGGAAGAATCTCATACCGCGGCACGGTGATCTGGTCGTCATCAGCGCCCGAGCATTGGGTGGTGGCGGTGGCGGCAAGGTGCTACGCACTGTGGCCATGCTGGCGGTGGTGGCGGCGGCATTCTATGCCCCATATCTGGCCGGTCTGACCCAAACCGTGAATGGCGTGACAAGCGTCACGCTGGGCGGCACGCTCCTGTCTGCTGGGGTGATGATCGGCGGCTCATTGCTGGTGAACGCGTTGCTGCCGCTGCCGACGCCGACGGCTGCCAAGCTTGGGACGGGAGAGAAGTACGAGTCGAGCCCCACTTATGCCATCCAGGGCGGCCGCAACCGTATGCGGCTCTGGGAACCGATGATGCTGGTGATGGGCAAGCACAAGGTCGTATTCGACCTGGCGGCGGCACCCTACACCGTTCAATCGGATGATGATCAATACCTGATGCAGGCGTTCCATGCCGGCCTGCAGGGCACGGCGGTAGAGATTTCCGACTTGAAGATCGGCGATACCGCGATCACGAACTATGAGGGCGTGCGTGTCGAGCGTAGTGGTCCTGATGGCGCGCTGACGACGGTAGCGGGCAACGTGGACACCATCCAGGGTTTCACCATTCGCTATGAGGATGGGTGGCAGACGCGCACCACCGGCACGAACGTCAGCGCGCTGGTGGTGGATCTCGCCGCGCGCCTGTACTCGATCAATGACAGCGGGACCATTGACCCGCGGACGGTGGATGTCCGCATCCAGTACCGCCGTGTGGGCGACAGCGACTGGATCGATCAAGCGAGGATCGAAGCCGTCTACGCCAGCTACTACTGGGCATTGCTGGACCGCCAAACCGGGGCGCAAGTTTCCTACGGTTCCACCAATCCGGGCGAGCATTCCGATGGCCAGTTGGAAGAGTATGACCCCGCATTGGCTTACGTTTCTGATGGTTCCGCTGGTGTCGGCGTGTGGCGATGGACTCCCCACCCGTACAGCCGCGGCCAGCCCTGGTACGGCGTGGCGCCGGATCCTGTGGTGTCGCCCGGTATACCCGGCGTGCGGATTACCGGCGCCCGCCAGGAGCCGATCCGACGCTCTATCGTGTGGGATGTGCCGATCGGGCAGTATGACATTCGCATTTCGAAATCGACGCCCGATATCAACGGCTCACGCGACTCCAACGAAACGGCGGTAAGCCAGATCCTCGCCTATCAGGTGGACAGCGGGGAGTATTCCGGACAGGCACGCCTGGGCGTCATCGTGAAGGCCACTGGCCAGTTGAACGGTGCGATCGATGAGCTGAACGGCATTGTCACGGCGTTGTGTCCGGTGTGGGATGGATCGCGGTGGGTGACCGGGCCGACCAGCAACCCGGCATGGTGGTTTCTGTGGTTCGCTCGGGGAAAGACCCTCAACACGCGGCGAATCTACGGTGGTGGGCTGAGCGACAGCCAGATCGATATCGAGGGAATCAAGGCCTGGGCGGCCTGGTGTGATGCGAAGGGCCTGACCTTTGACTATGTGCTCGATCGCAAGATGAGCACCGCCGCGGTGCTGCAGATCATCGCGCGCGCCGGGCGCGCCGCCATGACATACCAGACTGGCCACCTCGGGGTGGTTTGGGATGCGGAGAACCGGCCGGTGTCGGCGATGTTCGGCCCGTTCAATGTGAAGGCGGGCTCGTTCAAGGTCTCCTACACGAACGACGGCACTGTCGACGAAGTCGTGCTCAATTTCGTGAACAAGAGCAACGGCTGGAAGATGGACGAGGTCCGCGTGCGCGTGCCCGGCGCGACCACCACGAACAATCCGCTGCAACTTGACTTGGACGGGTGCACGAACAAGGAGATGGCGGGGCGCGAGGCAAACCTGATTGCAGCCAGTCAGGTGTGGAAGCGCCGAAAGATAACCTGGGAAACCGACATCGAGGGACTGGTGTGCACGCGCGGCGATGTGGTGTCGTTCTCTCACGACCTCACGGTTTGGGGCTATTCCGGCCGCCTTATGCCTGGCAGCGGCGGCACGCTGATGAAGCTGCAGCAGCGCGTGCCCAGCTCGGGATCCGGGACAGTGATGCTGCGCGATCCCGACGGCAACCTGAAGGTGCTGACCGTGTCATCCGCTACCGGCGAGGTCGACGAGCTGACCATCGTGTCCGACCTCGACGGCTTTCCGATGCCCGGGGATCCGGGCTACGAAGACTGTTCGCCGTTTGACTGGGCCTGGCAGTTTGATCCGCTGGCCACGCCCGGCCGCCGATTCAAAGTGTCCGGCGTCACGCCAGCGGGCGAAGGCTTGCGATTCGAAGCGGTGGACGATGACCCGGAATACTACGCTTCCGAGTTCGACCCCTACCAATACACGCCGCCGCGCGATGGCGCGCTGCTGCGTGGCATCGTTCTGTCGATCTCCGGATCCGAGCAGATTGAGAGCTATGCGACGGACCAGATCCGGTTCACGTTGGCGTGGGTGCTGAGCAGCGATTCCGAAAGCCTGGTGTCAGTGGTGGTGAACGGCTTGCAGCGTTTGAGCCAGGTTGTGGCTGGTCGCTCCATCGACATGCTGGTTTCGACTGGCGACGTCTTGGACGTGACCATCACGCCACGGCGGTCGACGGGGGCAGGCGAACCGAAGCGGCAGACCTTCACCATTCAGGGCCTACTAGCGCCGCTGCCGGCCGTCACCGGCCTGCAAAGCGTGTTCCGAGACGGTCTGACCTGGCTGACCTGGAACCGCGTCGCAGACCCGCGCCAGCCGGCCTACGAGGTCCGCCTGGGCACGAGCTGGGGCAACTCACAGGTCGTGGCGACCACGGTGGCGACCGAACAGGTGGCGGTGGCGAACGGCATGTATTGGGTGGCGGCGCGGTTCGCATTGGCGTCTGGACAACTGGTGTACGGACCGCCGGCCAGCATCCTGATCGCTGGAGCCATCCTGCAGCGCAACGTCATCCTGTCGCGCAGCGAAGCGCCGGAATGGGATGGTGCTCTCGCAGGCGGCGCCTTGGTGTTGGACGGGAATCTGACGCTGGCTGCGCAGGGCGATTGGTTTGCGAGTCCCGATCTGTATGCAGAGCCGGATCTCCTATGGATGGGCGGGGCGGCTCCCTCCGGAACCTTCACTGTCGCCGAGGCAAGCCGCGTCGATGTGGGATACGTCACGCCGGTGCGCCTGGACGCACAGATCGACTTCACGGCGATCAGCCAGGAAGACGACCTGTTCGCGGTAGCTGACTGGTTCGCCATGCCCGACATGCTGAACGGCTCGGCCAGAAGTGCTATCACGGCCAAGGCTCAGATCCGGTGGGCACAGGAGGCGGGCGAGTGGACAGAGTGGGCCGACCTGGTTCCGGGCCTCGTCAATGCTCGCTTCTTCGATGTTCGGCTTTACCTGGCGACGTCGGACAACACGATCATCCCGACCGTCACGCGCTTCGAGTGGAGCGTCGACGTGCCAGACCTCATCCAGCACGGCGAAGCGCTGACCGTCCCTGCGGCCGGACTGCGCGTCGATTTCCCGAAGGTGTTTCACGCGCGTCCGAACCTGCAAATCACGGTGCTGGACGCGCAGGACGGCGATCGCGAGGTGGTGCCTGCGTCGACATCGGACGCAAGCGGCTTCAACGTCACTATTTTCAACGGCGCCACCCCGGTGGCGCGGCAAATCAACTGGATCGCACAGGGCTACTGACATGCAAGGAAATCCTCAACTACCCAACACTCCGCCGCTCCCTGGGACCACTGGCATCCCGCTGATGAACGAGGCGTTCCAGACCATCGCCACGGACTTCTCCGGTTCTTTCGATCCTGCGGCATTGGCTTGGCCGTACTGCCGATGGGCTGACACCGGAACGGGGCGCTGGCGGATCCGCAACGCTGCCGGCACCGCTTGGGTAGACGCCGGTCCGCTGGTGGCCGAGGCCTCGACACCCGTTGACGGCGCGCTGCTGGCGTCTCAGGCCTGGGTGCGCGCTCGCGCGCTGCCCAAGTTCGCCCAGAGCGCAGTCCCCACCTCGGACATCGGCGATATCTGGGTGCAGGGCATCGGCGCGTGCCGTTGGAACAGCACGGACAGTAAGTACTACCGGATCCCTCTGTACAACAACAGTCAGCTTATTACCGCGTCTGGCAACTTCACGCCCGATGCGTTTACCAAAACTCTGCGTGTCACGCTGATCGGCGGTGGTGGCGCTGGGGGCGCCAGCGCAGCGCCAGGCGCTTCGAACGTTAGTGGGAGTGGCGCTGGCGGTTCGCCGGGGACGATGCTCTATCAACAGATAGTCACAGCCACCCCCTCCGTCCCAATGGCGGCAGTAATTGGCGCTGGTGGTGTTGGCTCCGCTAGCGGTAGCTCGGCTGGCGCGGCAAGCACGTTTGCCGGTCTAAGTGCCGCCGGCGGTAGCCGTGGCGGCGATGCATCTGGCCAAGTCGGTGGTCTCCCTATTGGATTTGGGAGTGGGAGTAGCCAAAACGGGGGCGCTTCTGCCACGTTCTTGCCAGCCCCCGGGGGTGTTGGAGGCTCTTCATATTTTGGGCCAGGCGGCTCTGGCGGCGGTGGAAATGCCGGTGGCGCGACTGCGCCCGCTACTTCATATGGGGCCGGCGGCGGTGGTGCGGGCGCAAGCGGCGCGAGCCAATCTGCCCGAGCCGGCGGCAATGGCGCGGCCGGCGCTGTGCTGATCGAGTGGTAAGGAATGCAGGCCCGGCGGCCCGCTTCGCCGGCCTTTTTTTGCCTATAGAGAACAGAACGATGAGCAACTTTCAACTGTCGCAGCGTAGCCTGTCCCGCCTCGAGGGCGTCCATCCCGATCTGGCCGAGGTAGTGAAGCTGGCCGTTCAGCGAACCGCCGTTGACTTCACTGTCATCGAGGGGGTGCGCACGCCCGAGCGCCAGCACGAACTGGTCGCCCAGGGGGCCAGCCAGACGCAGAACAGCTACCACCTGAAGCAGGCGGACGGCTACGGCCATGCGGTTGACTTGGCGCCGTTGGTGGGCGGTGCCATTCCCTGGGAAGACTGGGCGAAGTTCCGCGCACTGGCCGACACCGTTAAGGCATGCGCCGCCGAGCTAGGTGTCCCGGTGGAGTGGGGCGGCGACTGGAAAGCGTTCAAGGACGGACCGCACTTTCAGATCCCGCGCGGCTGGAAGGGTGCGGTAGCGGCGAGCGCGGGCGAATGATGCAGGAGAACTTGGGTTTCCTGCTGGCGGTGGTCGGTACCGACGCGGCGAGCGCCGCGGCGGCCGGCGAGCCCCTAACCCTGTCCCAGATTGTCGGATATCTGGTGGCGGCGCTCATCGGCGGCGGCGCTATGTGGAAGGTCCTGCCGATTCTCATGGCGCGCTTGGCGGTATCGGCCGCCGGCGCTAAGTCAGAAAAGGACGCGATCGAACGCCTGGAGAGCCAACTGGCCGTCGAGCGCCAGGCCGCCGAAGCTGCGCGTTCCTCCGCCAACGAGGCCTATAAGCAGCGCAATGACCTTTACCTGGATCTTGCCAAGGTGCAGGCAGAACTGGCCGCTCTGAATGAGCGGACCGCCTACCAAGCGCAGACCATCGAGCGGCAGAACACCTTGATCGCTGAACTCACCGCGCAGGTGCGCGCACTACAGGGAGAGGTCCGTGGAAAAGTTGCATGAATGGTGCCTATGCCGGCATCCGAAGCTTGCGCGCGTGGTGCGCATGCTGTACGCGGTCGTTCTCGTGACGGCCATCTTCGGAGGCGGCTACTCGGTCGGAAGCCTCACCACATGGAACAGCGCGAGCCGGGCCCTGACCACCCAGGCCGAGGCGAACACCCAGCAGCGCGAAGATTACCGCCAGGCCCTGGCCGCGATGTCGGCCACGATAAGCCGCGCGGCCGGGACCGCCGAGCTGGCGGCGGACAAGGTCGACAAGGCGGCCGATGCTGCCGAAGGAGCCATCAAGGCGGCCGCCGGCGCCGCCACCAAGGCGGGCACAGCAGCCAAGAAGGCCTCCGCAGCCGCGAAGTCTGCCAGCACCGCGGTCAAAAAAGTGGAGGAAGTCCTGGCGCCGCCCGCGCCAGCCGCGCCCGCTAGCGTACCCGAATGGTTGAACACGCCATGATGAACCCGTTTTGGAAGATGGCGCTGCCCTGGATTGGTGGCGCGGCGGTGGTGATGGTGTTGGGCGCGGGCGTGGCGCTGTACGGTTCCAGCCGATACCACGACGGCATCTCTAAGGCCAACGCCGACCACGCCCTGGCCGAGTTGAACGAGTTCAAGGTCCAGACCGGCCGCCTGGCCGGTATCGCTACCACCTTCGAGACGAGCGTGGCCGATCTGCGCGCCGCCGAGCCCAAGGTCATCGAGAGGTACACCCGTGTCGAAGTCCAAAGCCCTTTGCCTGCTGACTGTCGTATTGACGCTGGCCGGCTGCAGCACATCAACGAAGCCGGCCGCCTGGCCAATACTGCCGGCCAACCTGGCCCAGTCGTGCCCGCCGGTGCCCGAGGTGACCAGCGATAGCTGGGACGATTTCGCGCGCAGCTACATGGCCCTGGCAGTGCAATATGGCCAGTGCGCTGCGCGCCATCGGGCTATGGTAGAGGCGTGGCCTGCCCAGAAGGCGGGGCAATAGGAGTAGAGCGCCGCTTGGCCAAGTGGTTACCTAGTTTGATAAATGGGCGCTCTATGCTGACCAAGCTGATCATGGACAGAATGACGCAGGCGGCGATGAGAAGGAACCGCACCGGCTCCGCTGTCCACCCCGGCAGCCCGTATATATATCGGTATGCAAACAAGAAAACGATCGCATGGATCATGTAGAGCGAGTATGACGCGTCACCCAACGTGACCAAGGGCCGCAGCCATGGCGCGCGGCTAGCATCGAAGGCGCTCAATCCATAAAGCAAAAAGAACCAGGCCAACGGGAAGCTAAGCTCCACAGGCAGCCAGAACCCGAAGAACATGAAGGCGAGGCCAATGGCGGAAAAGATTCGAGCGTCGTACTTCTTTGCGGAATTCCTGAGCATGTAGGCAAGAACGCCCATCATGAAGTCAAGATGGAAGTGTGATATCGGCAGGCTGTGGACTGGTAAGTTCAGATACGTAGCCAAGGCGGCAGAACAGGCCAGAACCGCGACCAGGACCTTCAGGCCAAATCGAGGCACGATGAGGGCGGCCATGAAATAAAAGAAAATTTCGTGCTGCAATGACCACGCCACGTCGTAATAGGGCATGTCGTGGGTGGGCAGCAGGGTAGCCGAGTAGAGGATGTACTCTGTCGTCTCTTTCGGCGAGGGGCCACGGATATAGACGGTGTACGCGAACACCGCCAGGCACAACCAATAGAGTGGATAGAGACGCAAGGCTCGCTTGATGGCGAAGCCTTTCAGGTCAAATGTGGGCTTGCTCAGAACGAAGCAGATCACATAGCCACTGATCGCAAAAAACAGGTTGATGGAATAGTGGCCGTACTTTTGCAAGACGGAGATGGTGTGCACCCCGGTGCTGTAGTGCTGAAGAGCAACCCAGGAATGGAAATAGACGATCGACAGGGCGGCTAGCGCCCTAGCGATCTGGATTCCATCTACTTTTTCGCTTGGTTTTCTTGTCATCGCTTTATAAAATCCGCATTTCATCTTGCATGAATTTGTTGCTCCGCTATTTACAGGTCGTACGCAACGTGCGCCCATAGCGACCGCAGCCTTACTGGCATTCCTTGACCTGCGACGACCAATACCTGATCAGTTCAGCCGATCCTGCGCCAGTCGGGTGCACTCCATCCTTTGTGAAGTCGCTCATACTCTTGCGGAAATGGGCCCCGGCGTCGACGACGTGAGCCCCGTGCTTTTTGGCTACCACGAAGACGAGTTTGTTCATCTGTTGTATGCGCCGCACATCTGCGTAGCCACCATACGGGGTTTTGTCGGTTTCCGTTGGAAGGATGGTCGACAAGTAGATATTTTTGGATATTCTGCCGCCCTCAGTGACCAATTGGCTGAGTTCCTGACCCCAAGCAGTTGCCGACGGGTATGGCGGATTTTGGCGCCTGGCGTCGTTCACTCCTACCGCTATGAGCACAGCATCGGGACGGGTGAGAACGCCCTTGGCTCTTTGCAGGTTCTGCGCGGCTCCAGTGCCCCCCTCCGCCAGATTTACTACCGCACATCTTCCGATCTGGGTGTCGCCTAAAGCCGATGTGATCGAGTCGCCTAGTAGGAGTAGGGTGGGTTTCTCTACTGCTTGCGCATACGAATACGGGACTGAAAGCGCGGCACCCCCTAACACAGCGATGGATATAGTGGTCCAAAGACGAGTACTCAAGAGTGCGCGCAATTCCATCTCTATATCTTGGCAGGGGACAAATAAAGATGGCCAGTGTAATGCAGGTTCAGGGACCGGATTACCAGTTCTGGTTCCAGGTCTTCTCTTCCTCGGTCATGGGTTTGCCGGGGAAGAGGATCTGCAGGAGGGATACGACTCCGATGCAGAGGGCGAGCAGTAGGAGCCCTTCGAGCCAATCAGGCATTTTTATCTGCGCTCATGTGTTAAGGCAGATTTCAGTTTACACCGTAAGGATGAGGGGGGGGTTAGATGGTATCCGCCCGGCGCGCCGACCAGAACCAGTGAGTGTGTTTGGCTCGCTTGGCCTTCTGGCGCCGGAAGGTGATGCGCACCAGGCCAGCGTGGCCGGCGTCGATCTCGACCGGATAGTCGCGGTCCTCGGCGGTGGCAGCCGGCGGCAGGGTTTGCTGGGCCTGGGCCACGTACTGGCCGGGCACCTGTTCCAGAATTCCGTTGTCATCCATGGTTGTCTCCTATCAGGACGCGGCGCGCAGGGCCGCCAGGGCGTTGCGGGCTGTACCAGCCACTTCGACATCGGCGCCGCGGCACGCCAGCAGGTGGTCGGCCCACAGCGCCAGCGCCTCGCGCCGCTCCTTCCAGTAGCTGTACTGGTCGTAGATCCCCTCC